TCCGACAGCGTGCTGTACGCTCCCCACGTCTCTGGCTTCGTGTCATCGAATCCGAGGGAGGCGAGGTGTGCAGCAACACTGGCGGCTGACAGGTACGCCCGAGAGATGGAGCGAGTTGTGCGCTCGCTAATTTCGTCTCGAGAGGCGATGACTGCTGACTGGTTGTTGGGTAGTTGGATGATTGGCATTGTTCCCCTTCTTTCTTGGTTAGTAGGCGGCGGACTGTCCGTTGATGGTGACTACCTTGATGGGCGAGTAGCCGGTGGCAGAGTCGGTGGTGTTGGCGTTGGCGGTGAACTCCACCTCAATCTCGGTGAACTCCTTGCCTCGGGTGCGCTTGACGTTGTGGAACTGCGCAGTCGTCATGGTCAGGGCCACTGAGTGCTGGGTGCCACCAGATGCGTCGTTAGGGTCGGTCAGCGTGATGACAATGGCCTGAGGCGAACGGGTGAGACCGTAGGCGCTCGAGCCGGTGGTGAACACGTCAGCGTTCGTAGCCACGACGAACGTGAACTTGCCGGTGACTTCGATGGGGCCAGCGAACAGGTCGTAAGGGGCCTGCGTGCCGAGGGTGTAGATCGCCTGCGTCTTGCGGTTGATGGTCAAGTCGCCGGTGGTGACGTTGGTGTACGTCGTGCCACCGATGGAGACCGTCGTGTCCCATGCCGGAATCAGGTGCTCTGAGCTCAGGCTCTGCGAAGCGAAGACGGTGGGCGCTGAGGTGTAGGAGGTGTAGGGGTTCGCTAGGTACTTGATGGTGGCCTCGGCTGCGGCTTCTGCTCCGAAGGTCAGGGCGAGCGAGTCGGCCTGCGATGCGGTGGTGGTGAAGTAGTTCGCACCGTCGAAGTCGAGGATGGAGTAGGTGGGGGGCTGCGAGCCGGTAGAGGCTGAGTTGAGCACCTTTATCGTGTGGGTGTAGGCGGTCGAGCCAGTCACCGTGTCAGTGCCACCGAGGATGGACTGAGCGAGCACGGGGAAGGTGTCGGCGAAGAGAAATGACTTAAATTCCAGTTCGTCGTGACGTACGCCGGCCACTTGGTCATAGACCGTCGTGGGCGAGCCACGGAAGGCTTCGTCACGGAGGAACATCTGCTGAGGAGTAATCTGCGGAGTCGAGACCGGAATCCACGAAGGCGTGCCAGTCGTAGGCAGGGTGCCTGAAGTGACTTCCTTGATGATTCCGAGATAACTATTGGCTGAAAGAAAGGGCATCGCTAGTCCTTAGTTTGTAGGGGTAGAGGTTGGGTCGGCTTCGGGTGTTGCTGGCGCTACAGGGGCTTCTGGGGCGCTCTGCGTCGCTTCTACGGCAGTCCAGCGTCCGTCGCTGGGGTCTGCGTCGAGGTCGTAGGTCTGACCAGGCTCGGCGACGAGCACGGCACCATTGACCACGATGTTCGGATAGGTGCGCTCTTCGCTGTCAGTGAACGTGAATTGCATGATGCTCCTTAGGAGATGTAAGAGTTGGAGTTGGTGATTTCGATGACCGTCACTCGCACAGTTGAAACTACCTGAGTGACGCTCGCTGAGCCGTTGATTTGCCGAGGGTAGTACGAGACCACATCGATGTCTTCGCCCCCGAGCGTGGTGCCTTCGCCCCACTGGAAGATGGCCCCCGAGCCTCCGCAGTTCTTCGATGCTCGGATGGCGTTGGTGAATGAGTCGAGGAAGGCTTCGGAGTCTGCGCCAGCGTCCTCGGTCTTGCGCTTTGAGCTGCGGAAGATGCAGGTGAACACGACGGTGTAAGCGATCTCTTTGCCCCCACCCGTTGCGCCGGTCAGTTCGATGCGCTTCTCTCGTTGCGCTTCGATGTAGGGGTAGACGATGCAGCCGGTGGCGTGCCCTGGGTCTTCGTTGTCGTAGAACTCGCCCTCGGGGGTGAACTTCGCAGGGAAGGTCTTGACGCTGGCGAGGTAGGTGATGCCGGCGTTGTTCAGGTAGTTCACGAATTGCGTGCGTACCGTCTCACGGCTCACTGACGGCCTCCGATGACCTTGAAGGGCTCGAGGAGGTCGTAGCCCTGCATCTCATCTTCCATGCTTGTCTGCGTGCGTGCGGAGACGGCCTGAGGCTCGCCAATCTCGTTGATGACCAGCCCACCTTGTCCACGCTCTTTGACCATCGCCACGACGAAGTGGATGACGGCCTGCTTGACGGCGGCAGGCATGGTGGAGGCGTTCACGCCGATTCCGTGAGCGTACTGGAGACCAGAGGCGAGGGTTATAACGTTCCCCGTCACAGAGGAGACCTTGCACGTCTCGTCCTGCATCCCGTCCCAGATGGTGAAGGTCATGCCAGCAAAGAAGCCGGTCGTGTCGGTCATGGTGATTGACGTGGCCCCGACTGCTGCCGAGGCGGTGAGGAATGAGTTGCCCCAGCCGTTGATGTAGGAATACTGGCACCACATGTTCGTCTGGTAGCCCCAGCGTCCTCCAGCGATGCCGAGGTTGCCGAAGTAGAGCCCGAGCGTCGAGGGTGCAGTGAGGATGAACTGGTCACGATCGATGGCGACGTTGCTCGAGGAGATGGTGATTTCTTGCAGGCCAGAGCCAGGGCCCCAGCCGACCTGCACGTCAGTCACGGCGAGGATGGGCGAGAATGAGGGAGTGAAGGTGATGTTGCCGTCACGAGAGGGGCGATACCAGCCGTTTTCGGTGTTGAGGGTGGCGTTGAGCGTACCCATCTTGCCGTAGCAGAAGATGTCAGCCTTGCTTGACGCTCGCTTGATGAGCTCAGAGAGCGCACGGTCCTGAGCGACGATGCTGGCGTTCTCGATGAGGTTCGTGAAGTCGATAGCGGCGGCGGTGGGGGAGAACTTGACCTCGTTGAGCGAGACGTAGGGCTCGATGATGCCTTCGGTCTGATAGAACGGGGCGATGACGGTCATTGTTCTTCTTCCAGGTTGGTNCCGTCGCACTTGCCGCAGTGGTCACGGTAGAGAGAATTGAATCCGCAGTCGAGGCACTTGAAGCCCCGAGCGTTGCGGAAGTTGGTGCCAGCGACAGCGAAGTCGCCGGACTTGACGAGAGCCCTAGCGGTCTGGCCCTCGATGTGGAAGGTGCCGTCTTTCTGACGGGGGATGACCTTGCCATCGTTGATTTGAACTTCTTTGAGGCCTGCGTCTGAGCCTACGAGTTTCATTACTGCTCCCTTCAAGACTGGGAGGGGAGCAGGGCTGGTGGAAGGGGATACACCAGCCCTGCTCGACCCTCGGTGCTAGGCAGTGGTGCCTAGCGGATTTGACTAGGCGGTGAGGCCCGTCACGATGCCCGACCAGGCTGGCGCACGGAAGGCGAGCGAGCCGTAGGTGTACGAGCTGATGTCGTACGAGAAGCCAATCTGAGGCCACTCGATGATCATCGAGTCCACGACGTTGTGCGCTTCGACGGTCTGGCTCACGCCGGAGTCGGGAAAGGGCAACTGCTTCTGGTGGACGATTGCGACACCGGCAGGCATGAAGCGGTGCGTGACGAGTTCGACCATCGTTCCGGTCGCTTCGTTCTGCAGAGCGTTCACGAGCGAGCCGAGGACCACGCCGTTGTCGCCGGTCTGGTAGTTCAGACGGTAGGCGGCGTTGGACGAGTTGGTCTGAATCGCAGCAGCCAGGGAACGACGGATTGCAGCCGTGGTGATGACAACCTCAGGGTCAGCCATCGTGCTGTTGAACAGCGAGATGAATGCGTCCTGAAGGAAGCCACCGGCCTCGTTCTGAGCCGACACTGAGCCGTTGAACTGCTTCTGGTAGCCACCCGACTGAGCGAACGTGCTGATGAAGCCGTCGTAGCCAGTCGCCGAGTTCGATCCTGCGGCGCTCGAGTTGTAAGACCCGTCCGTCGAAGGGTAGGTGCCGGTGATGGAGGCGAACGTCAGGCCAGCAGCAGCAGACGACAACAGAGGCGTGGTGGCCTTGTAGGTGGTGCCGGAGACGACGACGTAGATGTTCACTGCGACTGCGCTGTAGGGCACGGTGCCGGAGATGGCGACCTTGACACCCTGACCAGCCGTAGCGTTCGTCACCGTACCAGCAGACACGCCAGCAGTCTCACCGTAAGCCGACGAGAGGGTGACGTACACAGACGACGTTGAGGTAGCAGGGAGACCCGTACCAGTGGTGTCGTTCGAGGCGGTGAAGGTCAAGCCCGAGGTGCTCAAGGCAGTCGAGACAGCGTTCAGCATGTTGCGCTCTTCGCCGAGGAAGTGAGCCCAAATGAGGGCCGTGTGGGACAACTGGCGCAGGTCGGTAAAGCCCTGACCGGCGAATTCGGCCTGGAGGCTCACGGAGTCCGAGACACCCTGCTCGACGAACGACTTGACAATCTTGTCTGCGGCGTAGGTGATCTTCGTAGGACGGTTCAGCGACACGCCACCGAATGACGTGGAAGCCGAGGTCGAGTTGAAGAAGGTCGAGAGGTTAGCGACACCACCGACACCGGCGTTCGAGACACCAGTGATGCGACGGAACTCGAGAGCCTGTCCCTGAGCCTTGATGCGTGCGGTGCTGTTGCGAAGGTACAGTTCCTTCGGGATGAGCAACGACAGAACAGGGTCGAGGTTGTAGGGCACGAGACCCGAGACACCCGAGATGGTCGAGTTCAGTGGGCTGGTGAGGGTGAGGTCCTTCTGCAGGTCGGCGAGGCCGGCGAGCGAGGACTCGACAGCAGCGAGCTGGTCGCCCGAGACTGCCTTAGTGATTTCCGTCTTCAGTTCCTCAATCTTCGAGGCGGCAGAGACGGACTTGGTGATGCCGACAGTCGGGGTGAACGACAACTCGCCACGGCGAGCGGAGTTCAGCGTCTGGGCTTGGACGGTGCTAAGGGCTGACTTGTAAGCCTCAAAGCGCTTGACCTGCTCATCGGCTGGCAGGCCGTGAAACATCTGGTCAAGGGAAGGAGCGGCGATGGTCATCGCTGTATCTTCTTTCTGTTAGTTGGACTCAAGAGCACGGGCGCTCTCGAGGTAGGCGTTGCGGAGTGCAGGGTCGGTCACTTGCGAGGCGATGTTGCGGAGACGAATGGCCTCCACCTCGTTAGCGAGGACTGCTGCTGACTTGCTGGTCTGTTCACGGGTTGCACGGAGTGCAGGCCCGCCAGGTGCAGCCATTGACTTCACTTCGTCGAGCGCAGCCTTCAGGAGAGCAATCTCCTCTTTCGCTTCGCTCAAGTCAGCCTTCGCCGTCATGACTTCTTCAAGGCCCAGCGCCTTGACGATCTCGTTGCGCAGTTCCGTCTTCACTTCGTCAGTGGCGGCGGTTGCGGTTGCGGTCTTGATGAGGTCGGCGCTCACGCCGAGTGCTACATAAGCCATTGAATCATCCTTGTCGTCGGTGTCCCATCCGGTGAATGGGGCAGGGGTTTCGTTCTCTGAGGCTTCGTCAGTCCACCAGCAGAGGAAGTATTCGAGGGTGCAGAGCAACTCACGAACGTCGCAGATTTCGTTCTCGTCGCCTGCGAGCATCTCGTCGAGCTCAGCCTTGATGCAGTTGATGAGCCCGAGGCGGATGGCGCTCAGTTCGGCTGCGTCGTGCTGCATGTCGTCAGCCTTCGCTAGGTCAGCGTCAGCGCCCTTCCAGTTGTCGGGGATTAGGTCGGTGCGTCCCAGAGCCTCGGCTCGGGTCTTGATGTGCGCCTTCGCTGCTGCTGGGTCCTTTGCACGTCCGATGGACTGGATGGCGTTGCGCAGGTCCTTGATGGTCTTGATGGGGAAGCCACCACCCTCCATAGCCTGACCGCTTGCCTCCATGCTGGCACGCTCTGCGTCGGTGTAGTCCTTCTTTGCCAGTTCGGGCTCAGCGTCCTTCATGTCACGGTTGTCGAGGCCCTGAGGACGGCCCTGAACGTGCTGCTCCATGTTCTCGAGGCGGTCGTCGGGCTGGTGGCCCGTGCCTGCGCAGACTTCGCAGTCCGTCTCTTGGGTGTTGCCCATGACGTTGGACTTCTTGCCGGTGCCTGCGCATGACTGGCAGGGCTGGGGAGTGTCGTGGTTCAGAACGTCGATAGTGACACCAGGCTCTTCGGTCATAATGGCTTCGGCGTTCATCGCAGGGGACTCGGCCTTGTTGATTTCGGACACGGCGGCCCCTTTCACTAGTTCGCCGTCTACCGACTTGGCGATTTCGATACTGCACGAGCTGTTAGCCGGACGATCCACGAGTGAGATTTCGCAGATGGTCCCGTCAATAATTCGTCCACCTGGTGCGGCGTTGTCCTTGACAACTCGAGCGCCCTTGATGCCGATAGAGAAGCCGGTGTAGACACCCTCAGAGACCATCTTGGCGGCCTGCTCGTCCACTACTTTTGCAGTGACCACGAAGCCTGAGCCGGACTGCTCCATCTCGGTAGCCTTGCCGACTGCCTTGCTCTGGTGCATTTCTCGGATGTTGCCGATTTCCATCCACGCTGGCATGGCGCTCTTGAGCCATGCAGGGTCGCAGATTTGCTGGTCGAGGTCGAGGGTGTCGTCAGTGGCGATGCCCTTGACGTACATGAAGCCATCCTCGCCACGCTTGGCAGTCAGGCCACCGAAGTAGACGCTCTTGATGTTGTCAGTCATAGTTTCCTTTAGTCTTCTCGTGTTGAGTAGCACATGCAGTTAGTAGAATGTTCCTAGTGAAGTTGTAAGTGGCAACGGCACTAGGAGGCTTTATGAGCAATCGCATTGAACTAGACACAGCCGAGATAGTTCGGCTTTACCAATCCGGCGAATCTGAGCAGGCGGTTGCACGCTTGCTCGGTGTTAGTCGCCTCACGATTCGCAAGCGTCTCATCGCTTCGGGGATTACTCCACGAACTCAGACTGAGGCCGCACTTCTCATGATGTCGAAGCTTACGCCAGAACAACGGCAGAAGCGATCAGCGAAGGCGCACGAAGCGTCTCGTGGTCGTAAGTCCACCATCGAGCAACTAGAGCGCCGTGCTCTAGGCGTTGAGAAGAATCTTGGCAACATCTCCATCGCTGAGCAGTGGGTTGCCGACGAACTGCGAGCGCAGGGTCTTAGCATCACTCAGCAGAAGGCGTTCGGCATCTTCAACGTAGACATCTACATCCACGACCTGAATCTGGCGGTCGAAATTCTTGGCGGCAACTGGCACAGTTCTAAGTCGCATAAGCGTCGCCTAGACTACCTGAAGAGCGTCGGCCTGAACATCGTCTACGTCTGGGTCAATGGGACTAATCACCCACTCGACACCGACGAACTAATTCAGCGTTTGCTGTACCGTTCCTATTCTAACGATTTGCACGTTCTGTCTGGTAACGGTCGCCTCATTGAATGGTTTGGCGACGAGATGCCCGACAGGATTCCGAGCAACTAATCGTCAGAACGACTTGAGAAGCATAAACAATTCGGATGGGCTGGTAGGTCGGCTGATTCGTCGAACGAGTGAGGGTTCTGGTCTTCTTGCGCCAGACACTCTTCGCAGGCATCCGGCTCAGTGTTCCAGTTCCAACCAGTAGCGCCGCCTGCTTGGTAGGCATCGACGGCGGCGATGTTGAAGGCTCGGTTGGCTTCGGTTGCGGCGATCACGTCAGCCCGAGTGACTGCGTTGGCGAGTTGCCCCGAGGGGAGCCCCTGCACTACGCCCTTCAGACGAGCTGCGATGTCCGTCGCTGACTGCCCCGAGGACACGCCCTGAATGACTTCCTCTCGGATGCGGTTCAGGGTTGTCTGGTTGATGTCTTTGACGAGGTTGCCGACGTTGGCGTAGAGCCGAGCCGTTCCTTGCCCTGCCACGAATGAGCCAGCGTATTCCCCACCCTGACGAACTGCGGTCTCGTAGAGGGCTTGTAGGGCCGTCTGAAGCGGTTCTGGGTTCGTGCGCAGGTTGCCGAGTGCGCCTTGTGCCACGCCTGCGATGAGGTCGGGACTGGCTG